TAACCACCATTTGCATTGCTTGAGTTGATGTTTCCAACTAAACCATTTGAAGTAGATAAATATAACTCTGTTGCCGTTACACTACTTGAGAATGTAGCTGCTCCTGTAGAGGCTATTGATAATACATTTGAAGATAAAACATCACTCCATAAAGTAAAACTATTATCAGTGTTACCAAATATCCTATATCTATTAGTTCCGTTTAATCTAAATGATTGCCAAGTAAAACCACCACTTACAATTGTATAATCAACGATTAATTGTTCATTTGTACTTCCGTTTACTCTTATTTGACCTGTTACATCAAGTTTATATGTATCATTAGTGTTTCCAATAGACAAATTACCTGACGTATTCAAAGTCATTACTTGAGTAAAAGATATAGCTGCACCTGCCGTTCCAATAGGAGCAGTAAACCAACGATGCTGACCTGTAAGAGCCGTCATTGAATATCTTGCTGCACCATCTCCTGTGCTTTTATACTCCCATCTTGAGTCCGTTGAATCAAAAAATGAATTAGTGCTAAAACTAAAATCATTTGCTCCGGCACCTGTCCACGCAATAGCAGCTGCGGCAAATTCAAATGCTTTCCAACTACTACTCCACGCACTCGGTGTAACTCCTAATCCTAAATTGCCTGAAGCGTCAAGACGCATACGCTCGGTAAACCCTGTACCATTGGCAAATACTAAAACACCACCCGTTCCATATTGTGCAGTAATTCTTGATATAGTTGTAGAAGGGAAGTCAAATACTAAATCTCCATTTGCTCCATCAGTAAATCTTGCAATTTGTGATGCAGCTGAACCTACTACTAAAAACCTTTGCGTACCAAAACCACTTGGACTTGCAGTATTTATTGCAAGTTGAGTACCATTATCAAAGATCTGACTATTACCTATTGTACTTGCTGAAGTAAACTTAACAACATAGTTTGTTGTTCCAGATACAGATACAGACGTACCGCTTGAACCACTGGTTCCTGAAGTAGCAGATGTTCCACTTGTTCCTGTTGTACCTGATGAACCACTTGTAGCACTGGTTCCTGATGTTCCAGAGCTTCCACTAGTACCTGATGAACCAGTTGTACCAGACGTTCCTGTAGTTCCTGAACTACCGCTAGTAGCACTTGTGCCAGAAGTACCAGAACTACCAGAAGTGCCTGTGGTACCAGACGTACCGTTTATACCACTCGTTCCAGCTGTTCCAGAGGAACCACTAGATCCCGAACTACCAGAAGTACCAGAGGTGCCTCCTGTTCCATTAGTTCCACTGCTTCCACTAGATCCACTACTGCCACTAGTGCCATTAACAGCACTTGTGCCGCTTGATCCACTTGATCCGCTACTTCCACTAGTTCCTGAAGAACCAGAACTTCCAGAAGATCCAGATGTTCCTGTAGTTCCACTAGTTCCTGTTGTGCCACTTGTGCCACTGGTTGCGCTTGTACCACTACTTCCACTCGTACCATCAATTCCTGATGTACCAGAAGTACCATCTATACCTGTTGTTCCAGATGTTCCTGAGCTACCACTGGTTCCTGTAGTTCCAGATGAGCCAGACGATCCACTTGTAGCGCTAGTGCCACTTGTGCCTGATGTTCCACTGGTGCCCGTAGTTCCTGATGTACCGTGTGATCCATCTCCTCCCGTAGCACCGTCAAGATTCACTTCCCAAGATGAATAAGTGCCTGTACCAGTTTGTCCTGTTACCTGGAAGCTTAAACTACCTGTGCCAGGGTTGTAAGCTGTAATGATTGCCTCGTTATGTTTAAAGGCATCTAGGGAATATGTTATAATAATAGACTGTCCTAGGGAATAAGACAATCCTGTACCTACAGTGATTGTACCTGTTCCACCAGGAGCTTGTAATGTATAAGTTGAAGAAGAAGTTGTAGCATATCTATCGCCACTAAGTCCAGATGTACCAGACGTAGCAGATGTTCCTGAGGTACCACTACTTCCACTGGTGCCAGTTGTACCAGAAGTTCCACTCGTAGAAGATGTACCACTGCTACCACTGCTACCACTAGTGCCTGTACTGCCACTAGTGCCACTCGTACCAGAAGTTCCATCTGTACCTGAAGTTCCTGATGAACCACTTGATCCAGATGTACCACCTGTTCCATCAGTGGCACTTGTTCCAGAAGTTCCAGATGAGCCACTAGTTGCTGATGTCCCACTAGTGCCTGAGGTGGAGCTAGTACCGCTAGTACCACTTGTACCTGTTGTACCACTTGTTCCTGTTGTCCCACTCGTACCAGATGTACCTTCAATACCAGAAGTACCAGAAGTACCTGTCGTACCACTGCTTCCACTTGTTGCACTCGTTCCACTCGTTCCACTGCTTCCGCTGCTTCCAGAGCTACCAGATGTACCATTTATTCCACTTGTACCAGTTGTACCACTGCTACCAGAAGTAGCAGATGTACCAGATGTCCCACTGGTCCCTGAGGTACCTGTACTACCACTAGTACCGCTTGTGCCTGTAGTTCCACTACTGCCGCTTGTTGCACTTGTACCTGATGTGCCAGAAGTAGCAGACGTACCACTACTTCCAGATGATCCTCCTGTACCAGTAGTTCCAGAGCTCCCTGAAGAACCTGAGCTACCACTAGTCCCCCTGGTTCCTGAACTACCAGACGTACCAGTAGTTCCAGAAGTACCTGACGTACTACTAGAACCACTAGACCCGCTGCTTCCAGACGAGCCTGATGTTCCATTTATACCAGATGTACCACTGGTTCCAGAAGTTCCACTAGTACCACTTGTGCCAGAACTACCTCCTAGTTTACAAACTCTCTCGTCTATCTTTTGTAGAGCTACAGTGAGCGAGTCACACGTATGTACAGCTGTACATGGGAGATTAGGTCCATCATACTTTACGTTGTTAGAACTAGTTAGTTCAGGGTTACAAGGATCACAGTTTTGTTTAGACATCTATTCTTTACATTAAGGAATGTACATAATGTAGTAACATCCCAGACCAGGCTGGTAGTTATTATGGGCTAATCCGCCTCCTGTAGAACCAACACTGACTGCTACAGAAACTCCTGTAACTGCTGTGTTCGTGCTAGTAGACGAGCTCTTTGTACCATTCATATCCATAAGATCACCATATGCACCAGGCTCATTCTGATCAGCTTGTCCATGGGCATATGCAATTGTATGCAAGTGTCCAGGATCAGATACAGTGGCTGTAGCTGAGTGAGAGTGAGCAGGGATTTCTGTAGCTGAAAGAGTTACCGTGTTAGAACCAGCAGTTCCTAATAAGGCATAAGCAGGATTACCAGCTACACCAGGATCCACTGCAGGATTGAAAGCTCCTCCACCCATACCTGTTGTAGCACCAACTGGTACACGTCCTCTTTTATCAGGAGTGCCATTGTTACCATTACAGAGGTAGATTTTCTCCCAATCAGTTCCAGCAATACCAGCACCTGTACCATCAAACTTACCTGTGAGACTACCGTAGTATTCTACAACAGCATAAGGAACCATACGGTTGAAAAACTTAGTACTAGTTCCAGCGCTAGCTATATAGGCTGCAATCAGAGAGTTAAGATCAGAAAGCTTAACATAGTTTGTACTTACGTTAAGAGCAAGAGCATTTAGAGTAACCTCTACAGCACAAAGCTTTGTAATAACAGCTTGCAGAATTGCATGTGTTCCAGAGGTTGATGTTACACCAGTAAGACAACCTATTGTATAAGGTCCTTCTAATGTATTAAACCTTCCTTCTAAAGTGGTTAGTCTGGTATCAAGCTCACAAACAGCTTTGATAATCGCAGTAACAACATTTGGAAGATCAAGACCTTCACACGCTACGAGATTCTTATTTACAATCTGACAAATGACTTGAGGATCGATAGTTAACACTATACCATTTCCATCAAGAGTGGATGTGAGAAATGTAATCAACGCTTGTTCAACATACGAAAGAGAGTCTCCTGTTTGGATTCCCAAAACAGGAACATCTACACCTGTATATCTTACACATTGATCAGATATTGTTTCTACACAACCATTATAGCAATTTGAACAAATGTTAGACATTTATTTATATTTTAAAAGTTTTACTCTACTCGCAATCATATTCACTGTGAATGGAGCAGCATAATCGGGGTTACAATACTTGTATGCAAGTATTCTTCTGTAGTTTATGAGGTCCAGCATCACCCCTCCAGGCACAGGCTGGTTCAACATAAACACAACATTATTATACAAATTGTTTGCAAGAGAAGCTAGTTTACAATCTATATCAGCAATTAATACTGGTATACTAGCGCACTCTGGACAATTTGTGAGCCTGGGTGATAACATTTCCTATAAGTTTTCTTCCTTGTTTTACAGCACCATTACATGCTGCACAAAGACCGTTAATCAATTGACATCCACATCCAACCTTAGCTCCACATTTTTTACACATAGCCATATTAGTAGAAATTTATTACGTAGTTGGTTCCAGAGCATCCACAATTGTTCTTTATAAAATTGTTCAGCATCATGTCTGCCTGGGTGTATAATCTTGTTGCTTCAATCTCAGCACAATTGTTAGCAGCGGCAATAGACCCCTGCATGAAGAAGTATATAGAGTTTAAGTCCACCTTTGCTTGTGTCTTAATAGCTCTATCACATTCCATCATATCAAGCTTCATAAACGCGCCATCAAACTTCTCCTGTAACTGTTCAACACGCACAATTGACTTCTCTACGAAGTTCAAGTATGCAGGAGCTACAGAGTATTTTAAACGATAAACCCCATCAGGTAGAGGTTGATCTATACCTGGTGGGGTTATACCTAAGTTTGATGTTGTAAATATGTTAAAGTCGTTAACGCTGAATGGTTTAATAAATGTTCCAAATCCAGGAACAGTAATTTCAATTGTAGCACCAGAAACAACAGGTGGATTAGTTGGATATACAGATGCATCAGCAACTCCAAGTGTTTCTACATTGTACGTAGGAATTACTAATATGTCTAGTTTTAAATCTGCCATGTTGCTTTAAATAAATAAGCCAGAGGATTGAGTAGTATCCTCTCACCTCTGGCTTAGGTTATATAATCTATGTTACTTGCCTACTATTACGGAATCAAGGTTGATGTTGTAGTAGTAGAAGGCCATACAGTGGTTGTAGTAGAAGTGGTCGTTACACACGCACCATTCTGAGCAACAACTGCACCAAGACCTGCCACAAGAACTGCTTCTACAGCGGTTTCCATAGCGCTATCCTTTTGAAGAGCAATGATTACAGTGCTGTCTTCATAGATATAATCGCCCCACTGATAAGCAGACTTGTCGAACTCATTAAACTTGATGTAGTAAGTGGTATATGTAGTACCATCACTCACCCAGCTTTCAAAGTTCTCATTGTAACCGTTCATCCTGTAGAGATGCTTCAAGTAACCAGCTTGGTAGCTGTAGAAGTTTTTCTCTAATTGTGCAATCTCTGCAGAAGTACCAGAAGCGTAAGAAGAACGCTGTACTACAACAGGATCAGCAACAGTGTTACAAGGATCAGCTACAATGAAGTCAGCTGTGGTTGCAGGTCCGCTAAATACGAATGTACGGAACCACATTCTGTCATACTCGAAAGGAAATGCTGCCACATCACAAGGCTGACCATATTTGGTAAGAGGCTTACCAGTGATACGCAAGAAAGCGTTTTGGTCGTTACCAATTCTCTGGAACTGATAGAAGTCAGAGAAAGTGATGTTGTCAGGGTTGTTACCAGGAGCTTGAAGATTGAAGTGATAAATCACATCATCGATCAAAGCAGGTACATTAACGCTAGTACAAGGATCACCACCGCAATCACAACAAGGTGCGTTTACAGTTACTGAACGAGTAAAACCGTTGAAGTACAATGTGTCAAGGTAGCTAGAGTGAGCACGAAGTGTTACAGTGATAATGTCACCACACTGTGCGTTCCAGTTAACAACGTCTGTAATTTGAGTGAGAGGAGTAGGACAACCGTCCACTTTGTACCACTCAGTTACATTGCTGTTACAACCAGATCCTGAAGGACAGCCTTTAATTTTATCTGAACGCTTAGAGCCTTGCAGATAAGTGTTTGTACGGCCCTGCGCAATGTAAAAATAGGGAGACGCTGCAATGTTTGCAGCTGTAGCTAGAGTGTAGTCGGATTTAAAAATACCAAACTGTCCAGCTGTCAAGTTTTGCGTAGATCCAGAACTAGGGAGCGCAGTTTGCCCTACTGGAACTACGAAAAGCGTAGTTAATGAAAAATCAGCCATTTTGCTTTATTTTAGGTGATTGAAAAATTTATTCGTTTGTCTGTATCCTGAACTGTGCACTTTGAACAGCAGCAGCGTTCTCTGTGTACATTGCTAGGTTTTGTACTGTTAAGTCTAACAACTCATCCTCTAGATAGAGTTCAAGTTCGCAGTCTTGGTCAACTGATGGTTGGCCATCTAACATGATATATCCTTGTTTGTTAATGTATACAGGATAGCGCATGTAAGACATATATATCTTACTCGGAGTGAACGTACCATCTGTGAAGATGGATATTTCGTCTGTCGAGAGGAAGTTGAAAGTCTCTTGATATTCAAAAGACGGCCTATAATGTGTATTGTTCAGAATGAACTGAAGGTCACCATGTTTGGCTAAGTCTCTGTTAATCCAGATCTTTCTATCCTTACACACCCCTTTGTCAGCCAGTACATATGCATCTAAATAGAACATGTACTTAGGAACAAGCAGGTGTAGATCAGCAAACCATTGATTTAGTTCAGCGTTCTTAATAGTGAGGTCAAGAGGTTGATGGTTATATGTTATGACCAAGCTTTGGAGGTCCTCATAACGCTTTTTAAAAGCATCGAGTCCCATTCCACTTACCACACTAAAACCATCAACCTTTTGTTTTATCAGCTTAATCTGGGCCTCATTGAGAGCCAGAATTTTATCTTCCAAGTTAATTTGCTGGTGTATATTAGTTGATAGTTTATTTAGTTTTTGGTCTATCTTATATAATAAACTATCTACTGGTATCATACTGCAGCCAATTTCTTAGTTTTTAGCTTAGCTTCGAGAGTCAAGAGCAAGTCTTGATTATCATCATCAACAAGCAATTTAATTAAATCATCTTCATCCTTAGCTATTTCAAACTCACCTTCATAAATTTTACCGTTAGGTTTAGATCTATATATTGAGTGAAGAAGAGATTGTTTCACTAAGTCTTTGATATGGAGTAAGTTATCCTTCATGTCTGCGAAGCGAGTGAACACTTCAACAGGATTTAACCCTTGATACTTACCGTTTTTAAATTCGGTTTGTTTGAGAACATTGTCTACAAGATTGTAAACTGCTTCCTCTTTAGTATCATCAGTTACAGGTAGTCCCAACAAACGTGCCACTTTTCTTTTTCTTTCAGGAGTCATGCTGTCAAACTTAACAATAGCTTTGTTAATCATTTGCTTCTTCTTGAAGAGAACAGCATTCTCGATTTCATCATCAGCTACGTAGAACTGAGTTTCAGCAGGATATTCACCACGCTCCCAAGCTTGATATGAGCTTGCAATTGTAGGATGAACACGGAGCCATGAAAACGCTAATTCCTGAAAAGGAATGTTAAGATCAAAGAAGTTATCACTATCTAGAAGTTTTACAGGCTGAACATGCAGCGTATCACTTGTTGATGTAGACAATCCATAGTTCCAGAAACTAGAACGAGGACCTAAGTCAACATCTCCCAATGCAGATTGTAATTTGTCTCTAAGAACTGTAACACGCTCAGTCTCTAGTTCTTTCTCAAGAGGATCAGAGATTCTGCGGATGTAACTAGCATTAGGATCAAGTCCTGTTCTGTACTGTCCATCCAATTCCTTGTAAGGATACTTAAATACCCCTGTACCAGGAATACGTGTTAGGCCTTTAAGTGAAAGACCGCCTTGCATTGTTTGAAGTTGTGAGTTATTATACTCCTTCTTAATAGTTGAGATTTTACCTAACTTACCCATATGTAGTTTATTTTATTTGGTTTATTTTGCAGAGTGATTCCCACCGAAGGGATAGCGATTGGGAGACACCCCAGTCCAACCACTCTGTAAGTGAGAAGAGCTCCCCCACGGGGATGTGGGGGGCAATCTCTTCTCGATATAAGGGGTCTAAGGATTTTATCCTTAGAATGGTTCCTTAGAATTGTGGGATTTCTTCAATAAGAACTGTACGAGACAAGTCTTCAATGAATACATCACAACGGTCTTTCATCCAGATTTCGTATCCTGGGAATTTGTTCGCAGAGCTCATACCCTGAGACTTAGCAAAGCCTAAGTGGTGGCGAGTTCCATCGATATAACCCCAAGTCATAGAAGGTGCACCCTTCATACGTACTTCACGGATGTTGTTAACCAATGAACCATCAGACATAGGAGATACGTCGAACACCATGAATACAGGTGTGCTCTTCTTGTTCTGACCAAATTCAAGGTTAGTTTGAGGAAGGTCAAGTTCTTTCAAGTGAATTAACTCAACACGACCAGTTTCACGAGTAACCATTGCATCGAATGCAAAGTTGTAAGTGATATGCTGGCCTTCACCCTGCATGTAACGGTTTCCAGAATCAGCCATGAAAGTCAAGCCACTGTTTAAAGCGTCTGTCTTTAAAGCTTGTTGGAATACGTCAAATCCAGCCTCATTAGTGTACATTTTAACACGACGGTCTTTAACATCCACACGTCTGTAGAATAAATCACCAAACACAGAACGAATCAAGTTTGCAGTGAATTCTCCACGGTTGTATTGAACTAAGTTACCGTTGTTACGCATTCTGTGATAAACACCAGCAGATGTACGCTTAAGTTCTTGCTTGCTACCGTTAGTCTTAACAGTACCAGGACGAGACCAAATCATACGCTTAACTTTTAATTCAAGCATAGACTTACGCATCCAGAACTCAATAAATGGCTCCCATTTAACATCGTTACGAGTTAAAGGAAGTTGGTTACGACGCTGAGGTGCATATACAAGGATGTCTAAAGGACGACCTGCAGAGTCACGCATCATTTTGTCATCAGCCCACTCAGTGATTTTGTGCTCGAAACCATATGCAGAACCTAAAGATTCAAACATAGTGATTTGCTCACCCAAACGAGGAAGACCCAATAAGTCTTGATCGAATTCACCAATTGCAGCATCAACCAACTCAAGTTCGATACCTACCTGTAAGAAGGTTGGGCTTACGAAGTCTACAGTTGGATTGTCTGTAACAAGTGTGAAGCTGTAAAGGAAGCCCATGTTCCAAGGAACTGGATCCTTAATAACGTAAAAACGAGGACCATATTGACGAGTACCAACAGAAACGATTGCGTTCTTAGAGAACTCGTTTGTGTCAATTACCAATTGGAACTCTTGACCATCGATACCAGGCTTGCTCAGCTCAGCTGTAGAAGCAGGGATGTCGATAATCTTAGGGAATTTGTAGGGAACAGCTACTTGCCATTTCCAAGCATCGCTATTATTATCAATGTAATAAGGCGTGCTTTTGTTGATCATGTCAAGGAAGTCATTGCTGTAAAGAGAGCTCTGTGTGTAGAGGCTGATGATTTTCTTATCGTAATCAGCAGGCTCGGTTGAGTGAAAGCTCTCCAGGTGGTTAGCGTCAGTTAGCTTACCCACAGCACGCTTGTCCATTGATGCGACACGAGCATACGTGAAGCCAGTTAGACCTGGGATTGTTTGAATTGCCATTTTGTTATCCTTTTATTTATTAAAATTTAAATGAACCATGAATTTTGTTTGGCTGGTTGACCACTGCTAGATGCCTTAGTTTTAGTCACTTGTCTAGCTACTTCCCCAAACAGTTCGTTCGATTTCTTTGAAACGCCTGTTCTTTGGATGGTAGATAGTGTAGGATCTTTTTCTAGGATTTTAAGCAGGAGGGCAACTTTCACCTTTGTTGCATGGTTCTCAGGTCTCTTCAATTCCAAGATGGTTTTGTCGAAATCAGTGAGTGTCTCACCGCTTGCTGTCTTGTATTT